CCGATATAGCGTGCACTACATGTAGTGTAGTGCTACATAGTGCAACGTATGGCAACGTATGGCACCGCTTTTGTGGCGCATCCGCCTGTTGACGCTTGTCTCCAGTCGTTTAAAGTGAGCGGGTCGGCCCTCTGAGGCCACGAACGGCCCCCCAGACGTCCGAACGTACCAACCGACCCCCGAACGGCGCTCAGAATCGATCCTAGGGCCTGCCGGCCCTATTTCCGCCTCCCTGAGGCCATGGGCCATGCACAGGCGCCCCTTGCCTATTATAAGGCCATTTGGCGGCCCATTTGGGCGCTTTCACATATTTGTTGAGTGTTTTCAGGCACTTAGAGCCGAATTTGCAAGTATGCAGGGTATCGAATTTCCGAAAAGCTCAATGAAATCAGCAGGTTAGGCTATTTAGAGGTTTAATATATAAAATCTCTCTCTTTCTTACTATATATGTTGCCGCTACCTCTCCCTCCCTCCCAAAGCACCTATTTGTC